ATATACATACTATTAATCTTTAAGGTTATCTAATTCATCTTCTTTCTTTTCTGATATAATTGATTCCCATTTTCTAGCAGGACATGATGTAGAAAGTGATCTTGTTTTAAATGCAAGAGAACATCCACATAATGAACAACAAGGTTGAGTACCAGCCATAACACATTCTTTACCTTCTATGTCTTTATCAGGACATGCATTACAAATTTCCATTCTTAATTGTGCAACATGTTCAACAAATTCATCTTTGATTACTGTATTAGTAATACCTTCAATTATCTGTTTCCGGTTTTTCCAAATCTCCTTTAAGCTGTTTTTCATGTTTTTCTTTTTTAAAATTTTCTTTTTCCAATTCAGCTAGATTTAACTTTTTGTCTAAATTCTCAAGACACTCCACTTTATCTTCAAGCATTTTTTTATTATAGTATGCACTGAAGGTTGAAGTGTCATGAGAATCTAAAGCTTTCTTATATCTTTGAATTGACTTTTTTACTAAACCTGGCCTAGCAACAAATTGACCTAATCCCTCAACATTAAGTCTTGGATGAGTAAGATTAGTTAGATTATTTCTTATTTCTTTATAATAGTATTGGATTAAATCCTCAACCAGTTCTAGAGGACAGTTAAGTTCCTCCGCCAACTCTTTATATAGGGCACTTGATTTTTTTGGAATCATCTACCTAGAAATTTATAGTCTAACAAAATACTTCCTTCTGTCTGAATTTTTAAATCAGGATTGACCATTACAATTTTTTTGTTGTTAGAATCTTTAATCACTAATGCATTTTTTTCACATTTGTTTATACAGTTTCTAACAGTTTGTTCTGACTTGAATACTGAGTGTTCATCTGATGCTTCAAAACAAAAACTAGATAATTCAATTGGTCCAATTATACTAAGCAAAGTCAAGCACTCTAAGTCAGAATCACTCAATGCAATCTTAGTAAGATAGCAATGAGTCAGAATCTGAAACTTGATAATGTCTTTTACAGGCATTACCATTTTTTTCTGTACTTGATTTACTAAAGCCATTCTTATTGTTTTTTAAGCTTTCTTTCAGGTGCTTGATTATTAACTTCAGATGGTGTAGGAAAAGGATACTCTTCATTATCTAACTCTTCACCTTCTGGCCCATTCTCCATTTGATTCATCATCATGGTGTATTGCATTTGAATGTTAGTTCTTTTGAATCTTACCTCATCAATCTTCATTAACATTTCTTCATGCTCAAACTGTGCTTTTAAATAAGGCATAGAATCCTTATAAAACTTAAGCATCTCTTTTCTTTTTGCTTCTAATTCTTCTGGAGTAAAAGCTCTTTCTTGATTTTGATTTTCCATTTTTTATATATTTAAAGTTTAGACAAATATACAAGAAAAGTTTAAACTAGAAATATTTAAACAAAAAAATCCAGGCATAGAACATACCTGGATCACTATAGTTTCTATAAACTTATCTATTCTTAATAGTAAAATTAAGAATTGTCAGAGAATAAAACTTTCTAGAAGGGTCTATCTCTATAGAGAGAAAATCAATTAATGACAATCTACATCTGATTGTTACTGTTTTCCAATTTGGTTTATGGTGTTTCCAACTATTTCTAAATTTCATAAACCTTCTATTTATATGGAAGATACTTAGTAGCCCCACCTTGTTTAACAGCTTTTAATATTTGCTTACGTTGTTTTCCAGTTGACTCATAAGATACGTGTACCCAGTCAGGATTTTTGTCAGTACCAAATTCCCAAATCATTTGATCAAAGTTCAAGTTGTCTTTGATAAAGTTAAAGATTTGAGCATTGGTAATTGATGTACCATCCATGTCAATATCAATTGCTTCACCTTGGCAATGTTGAGATGTCAAACTTCCTCCTATGGCAGTATTAAGCTCTTTGCTTCTGTATCCAGATGAAATACGGATAGGAACACCAAAATGGTCACGGATTGGTTGAAATACATTCTCAGCTAACTTTTTAAAGTTCTCAATGTGTTCAGGAGTTGGCATATTGCTAATTCCTTTTCTCTTTGCAGTTTCACTTCTTGTTACTTCTGCTAATACTAAATTCTTACTTAGTTGCATGTTATTTATTTTTTAAAGTATAATTCTGCTTCAGCCTCTCTTCTTCTTACAAGGCCTTTTAATGTTTTACCCCCAGCTTTAACCCACTTCATAAATTCTAATTTGATTGATTCATCATTTGGATTAGCATTTACTTTCTTAAGTAAAGTGGAAGCTTTTAAGTTTGCCGGCCCCAAGTTATATGCAAATGATACTAATGCATCAAATTGATTCTGTGTAATAGTATCTATACAGTAGCTATCTACATATTTCTCAAAGCTCACAAGCATGTTTGCTAATAGTTCAACAGCTTGTTCTTCAGTTACAGCAGCATCTGTCATTGTTACCTTTTTACCACCTGGATAAAATGTAGCTCCATAACCAATTGTAGGAACACCTGCAGAACATTTGTAAGGAGTTCCTCTGAATCCTTCAAAAGCTTTAATCATATCAATTCCCGCTTTCCCCGTCTTTGTTATCTTCATCTTGATTGTTTTTTTTGTTTGACATAATTTTACCTACTGTAGTAATACCAAATGCTCCAAGAGTAATAATCATAAAGCCATCAAAGATAAACTCTTTGATTACCAACTCTTTACCCCAAATACCTGTAACTACATCCACTATTAAAATAAATACCATAGCAAAGAATGCTACTACTCCTACAAATGATTGCTCATTTATTTGATTATTGTCTGAGACAAGTTCTTTAAAAATCTTTTTCATAATTTATTTTTTTTCTTTACTGCCTTCTTGAGTAGCATACTTGATACCCATAATTGTACCTACTATTGAAAAAGCATTTGTTAATAATACACTAAACATGTTACTCCATGTTGATCCAATAATTTGGGTATCTTGATTTGTTATAATAGCCATCCAGTACAACACTGTTGTCACAACTCCAACTCCTACTATAACAGACAATGCAACTTTGACAATGATTTTTATTAGTTCACTCTGACTTTTTTTCATCATGACATCTAAATCATTTAAAGCTGCATCCTTTTCTATCTCTATTGAGTTTTTCAATTTTTGAGAATTAGCAAGTTCTATTTGCAAGTTCTTTGTAAGGTCATCTATTTTTGCCTTATTAGTAACAGCTTCAGTTACATCAGTTGCAATTTTAACTACATCCGTGATATTTCCTTTACTATCTAAAACAGGATTGTAAGATGCTTGTAAGTAAACAGTAGCACCATCTACTTTTTTTCTTTCAAAGATGCCATCAAAATACTTACCTTTTCTCAAGCTTTCCCAGAACTTAGCATATTCATCAGACTTAGAATACTCATAGCTTACAAAAACACTGTGATGTTTTCCAATGACTTTAGCTTTTTCATTCCCTTTATAACCCATGGTTTCTAAGAATATAGAATTTACATCTGTTATAAAACCCTCAATGTTAAAGCTAATAAGAGCAGTGCTCCTGTTGATTGCCTCTATTTGTTTTTTGCTGTTGACAATTATACTTATGTCAGTAGCAATTTTCATTATTTTGGTAATCTTACCATCCTCATTTAAAATAGGATTATAAGTTGCTTGAAGATTGATAAGACTTCCATCCTTTCTTCTTCTCTCAAACTCACCAGTATAATGTTTACCACTTCTTAAGATGTCCCAAAACTTTTCATACTCAAGTGATCTAGAATAATCATCACATACAAAAATGCTATGGTGTTTGCCAATAATATCTTCATGATTACCCTTGCCATAACCCATTGCTTCCAGAAAAATATCATTAACACCTGTAATGATGCCACCAAGATCAAAGTAAATAATTGCATTACTTCTATTGATAGCTTCAAGTCTACTTAATAACTCTTCTTTTGGGAGATTCTTCATTACAAGTTATTATTTCTTGAACTTTTTAAGCCAAACTTTAGATATCAAATTACCTGCTATTTTCAATAAAGGATTTTGAGCATCAACTGTTACAGTAGTACCTTCTTCAGTTTTAACTACATTAACATCTAATTTTTCACTATCTAGTTTAAATTCTTTTTTTTCTTCAGTTGCATGAACTTCTACATCAACCTTTGGAGTGTCAATTACAACATCAACATTTTTTCCTTCTTTTTTTACTTTAGCACTGACTTTTTTAGTTTTTACTTCTAGTTCAATGTCTTGTACTTTTTTCTTGCTTGTTGCCATTTTATTTTAATTAAGAGTTTCTACTTCATTGGGTTTATCTTCAACAGTCAGTTGAGATAAAGTTGCTGCTACAGTTCCTGCTGTAGCTAAATAACCTGCTGCTGTAACTACTACTGCTGGTAATGCAATAGGTGCGGTTAAAATTACTCCTGCAACGGCACCTAAGCCAATTGCAATGTTTCTTACTTTCTTCCAAAACTTTGGAGTCTTAGCATTCCATCTTTTTTTTAGTGACATAACTTAATTATTATTGTTGTTTGGTCTTCTTCTTGCTGCTGCATTCATTTGAACTCTAACTAAGTCTCCAACTACATCAGAAAGTTCTCCTACTTTAGTAGCCATGTTTTTTATTTCATGTTGAGTATTCTCTTCAATATGTTGAAGTTTTAATCTGTGCTCTTGTTCTAACAACTCAAATTTTCCTTTCAATTTACCTTGGTCTTCAATTCTTTTTTGATTTTCCAAAGTTAATACTTCTATTTGTTTATTGATTGTACTATAAGCACTTCTTAAAAAGAAGCCTATAATTGCAAGAATAACTCCTGCTACAAAAATTGCTATTGTTAAAAGTTCAGTTCCCATTTTCATAAACTATTTTTATTAAATCTCTTCTATCCACAATTGAATTAACATAACAACTTGTGTAGGTTCTACTGTTACGTTGGCTATGATTGCTTGAACAGTTATTTCATCCCCTTCTGTTACTGTTGCACTAATTGTATAAACATTATGTGTTGTAAAAGGAGCTGTGCCTGAATATAAGTTTGTTCCAGTAATTGTTGTAGCAATACTTGTAGTGTTATTAAAAAGCTGAATGGTTGGTGATGGTGATGCTGATGAAGAAACACCATTAACATTAGTCATTATACTTACTTTCTTAACCACTCCTGACTTTGGAACAGCAATCCTACGGCTTCCAACATTTGTGGCAGATGGAGTTAAATAAGTTAATCCACCAATATTCCAAGTAGTATTTCTTGTCATAGTATTTGAAGCATGACCAAGAGTTAAGGTATAACCTGATATGTTTCCTGATGCAGATGTAAATACTTCAAGTATGTTACCTGACGCATTTTTGTAATGAGGCAACTTATCTCCCTTATCATAAAAATAAGTATTGTTTGGTAAAATTGGCGATGACCAATCAGCAGAACTATCTGTAACATAAGTGTAGTTTATGGCTGCTGCCATTTTAGTTGTTATTGGTGTTACTGCCATGATGTAAATGTATTATAAAAGTTATCAAATATTAATTTTTCTGAATCAGATAAATTATCATATAAAACTTCTTCTATTTCTTTTATAATCAAATCTTCTTGTAATATTAAAGCATATCTTTTAACATAATAATCAGTTATAAATACATGATTATATTCAATATGTTCTTTATTATTTACCATATCAATAAAACTTTGATAGGCTCTTAAATCATCACCTTCAAGTGTACTGATTTTTAGTATTTGAGTATTATCTTCAACAACAGATATTAACTCATTCACACTAAATAATATATCAATTTTTGTCATCATAATAAAATATTTCCTTGGTTATCAATTGTATTTACTACAAACTGTACTACATTGGTATTTATAGGAGTAGTTGCTCCTTTAAATTTATTATTAATAAATCTTGCATTACCTGGTGCAGCTACTGCAGTTATACAATTTGCTGCACTACTTTGTGGCATTATAATGGTACAATTTATAACATCTTGAAGAGGATGAGTTACTACAGATCCAAATAATCTAACTCCAGGACCAGTTCCATTTTGTATTACGGTTGTATCTACAAGTTCAAAATCACCACCTGTTCCATTAATTACAGCAGGAACAGCAGAACTACAAACAAAATAATTTCTACGAAATTTAGCTGAACCATCATTATAGTTAAACCAATGGTCAAGTACAGTATTAGCTCCTGTAGATCCAGTACAGTTTGTAGTAATTATTCTGCTATAACAGATTCCAGAAGTTGAACTTACATTACATCTATTAGCAACACCTTGAGTTATAACAAATCCAGATTGCATACAGTTTCCTGTATTTGTAGTAATAGTTGTATCAGTAGCACTACCCTCTCTAACTCCTATTCCTGATGTTGTACATCTAATTATACAAGAAACAGCTGAAGAAACTTCTATTGCATTTCCTGAAGTAGTTGTTATTCTAGAATTACTTATTGTTCCTCCTCTATATCCAAAGGAAGCTCCATTACAAGTTATTGTACAAAAGTTTGCAGAAGAACACCAAACAGCACTTCCTGAACCATTTGAAGTACAAGTTAATCCATTTACTGTTACAATGTGAAGTGTAGCTATAGCATCAACTATTGGAGTAGCTCCAGAAGTAGCTATATAAGTAACTGTTGAATTAATAAAGTTTAGTGTAGTAGTAGAAGTTCCAGATGTATTTGTAAATGAACCAAATACAGGAGCTCCAGTAGATGCACCATTAATCCTTACAATGTTAAGATTTAGTATATTGATTGTTGTTACAATAGAACCACCTGTAAGAATATATGTAAACATTGTTCCAGAGTTACTAGTATAGGTATAGGTATGACCGTTACCGTTAATATCAACTCCTTGTTTTAAGGGAATTGCAACAATTCCTGCTTCTGTAACATCTGTAAACATTTCAATAGTTTGACCTGATGCTGCAGCAGTCATTGCTGAAGATAATGTTGCATAAAATGTATATGCACCATTTGAATTGGCAATACCAAATCTACCATTTTGAGGAGCATAAGTAGCATAATCAATACGGTTAGTTGCAAGTGGTACACTTATTACTGTAACACCAATGTTTTTATTTATAAGAGTTGGGTTCCATGTTGGTGTAAAATAAGTTCCTGCAAAAGCAGATACATTGTGAGAACAAAATACAATTCTTAATGCTTTATTAAATCCAGCAGCAAGATCATCTATTCTTCTTAATACCCATGCTGATGATGTAGTACCTGGATTAATTACTTGGTAAGTACCATTATGACGAGGCTCAGCTTGATTTTTTACAAGTAATGTTGTAAATTGTGTTAATGATGTTGTACTAGCACCAGCTGTCATTCCTGATACAACTAAAATACCAACACCGTTAGCTTTTAATGTAGCACCTACACCAGGTTTAGTTACATCTGGTCCTAATGTATATGTGCAAGCAGGAAGTGCTACAGAAGTAGCATTATCTACAAATGTTATCTGTAATGGACTTGTGGTAAGTGATGTAAGAGCAAAAATAATATCAGCAAAACCAACTACAGGTGGAGTAGTGTTACCCCATGCAGTGTTTGTTTGAGTAAAGTATTTACTACCGTTTACTAATCCTTGAAATGCATTTACTTGTAAAGGATATAGTTCTTCTGGAGCATCTACATCTACACTTCTAGTTAAGATATAAGGAGTTGCTATAGTACCTGTATCAGTGATTTCATAAACACCATTATGAAATTGGTTTACTTGATTTTTAACAAGAATAAGATCACCAACTTCAGGTATATAATTAGTATCAATTCTCCCTATTGCCGTACCATCAGATAATACACCAGGTGAAAGTGCAGTTAGTGTAGCTCCTATACCATCATTTGCAGGACCATTAAAATATGTAGGTGTACCTGTTAATGCTCCATCAGTAGCAGCAATAACAAATACAAGTGGTGAATCATTTTGACTTACAACTGGTTTTGCTTTCCATAACTGAGTAGATGCTTCATATGTAAGAACTTCTCCATCTAAAGGAAGATTGCCTGTACCTTTTAATTGAACATCATGTAACTCATCAAGTTCAAAACCGTTTTGAGTTTTAACATAAATCTCTCCTACTGAGTTATTAGATTCTACAACAACTCCAATAAATACTAAATGATTTGGTGCATATGGTTTATTAACAAGACCATAAATCAAGTTACCATCATCTCCTAACCATACAGGATCACCTGCTACTCCAGCACTTGTATTTAATGGTTCAGTACCAGTACCCTTTAATGAACCTTGTGTAATAACTTTACTAAATGCATTGTTTGCACCAGATGTTATTAAAAGACCTAGAGTTTTAGATGATGTTGCCTCTGTAGAGTAATCTGCTTTCCCAACAAGTATGTTTGTACCAGATGCACCATTTACATAAACAGCTTGACCTTTATTGATACCTCCAGGTTGATTAATTTTTACATCAAGAACAACAGCATCTGCTTCACCAGTTACTATAGGTAAATCTGCTATTGTAGCAAATACATTTGTAGCAGATGCATTATTTGATAAGACCGCTGCTTGATATTCATCATTTGGTAAATCTCTTTTTATTCTTGTTGACATAATTCAAAGTTTATTAAGATACATAGGTTACAACCAATGTAGTAACACCATTTCCATTAAAGTTGATTAATCCAAAAGAATCATTTCCTCCGGCAACAAAATCAACTTCTTCACCAGGAAGTAAGTTGTTTGTTCCACCAAGAATACTAGCAGTACCTGACCCAGCATTAAATATTGAAAATGATCTTGCTCCAGGAGGAATACTTGATCCTCCAGTAGTTCTTAATATAGAAGGTATTCTTACAACAGAGTTTGTACTAACAACCCATGGACTTGTACTTTGTGTTACAGCCATTGTTCCGCCTATAACATTTACATCTAACCCTGTATCAGCTCCAGCAACAGTACTTGTGATTGCATTACCTGCACCATCTAAAGTACTAGATTGTGTAAGAACTTCGCCTGATGAAGAAACACTTATTGCAACATTATTAGTAACACCGTCTGTACCACAGATTGCAACAGAACTATTAGATGCATCTGTAATTACAGTACCAGCTACTGTCCAAGGATTTGAACTTGGATCTTGTGTTACTGCTAAAGATGCTGGAAAAGTAATGCTTGCTGTTGTAGGTAATGGATTTGTTGAATTTACTATAGCACCATTAACACATAAGCTAATTCTGTCATTACAATCAATTGTAACAGGAATACTAGATGTACTACATAATGTAATACTATCTTCAGCACATGTCAAAGGTTTCTTTACTTCATCATAGATCTTCTGTAAACCTTCAAGCATTTTGAGTTGCCAAGGAAAGTTGTTTCCCTGTAACCCACTATTTTTTAAATCTCCTATACTGTTTGACATAGTGTTTAGTTTTAAAAAGGACAGCCCTTTTACGGGCTGTACTTAGTTAATTATTAGTTTGCAGCTGCTGCTTCAGCTAAAGCTTTTGCTTCAGCTTCCTCAACTCCACGCTCCTCTACATCATAATACGGAACTACTTCAATTAAGAATTCTGTCTCATCAGTATTAGGATCATCAATGATAATAAATGTTCCCTCTGGTACTCTATCTAATATAGCACTTTCTACTGAGTCATAAATACCCGGTCTTAATAATGCTTTTAAAAATAAAGTTAACTCAGCAGCTTTTACAACTACATCTTTATCTTCAGTTTGAGATGTCTCAAATAAAAAGTTATTAAGGTTGTATTTTGTTACTAAGGTATTACCTTGAGTAACCAACATTTTTTCAATTTCCTTTACTGCTTGTTCAGCTAACTTTTGTTGAAAAGCTGCTTGCTCTCTTTGGTTAGCAAGCATTCTTTCTAGATTTTTTAAATCTTCTGCACTCATTTCTGGTGATGTTATTTCTTCTGCCATGATTTTTTGATTTTAATTATTGAACAATTTTAACAATTAAGTCACCACCTGAGTTAGTGACATACCAATCTCCCTTTTTCAATCCGGCAGCAAGTGCTGTGGCATTGTTGGCATACACTCGTTGCACTGCAAGTTTGTATCCCCAATCAAAGAAAAACTTATTTACCGACCTATTTAGGTACTGGTACATCTGAGTAAGTTTAGATTTATACTCAGGCATCGTAGATCTAGCATTATCTACATTTTCAAATTCTGGTAAAGCTCCCATGATATAAAATTTTTTAATTACTATATAATATACAAAAAATTTTTCAATAAAAAAAATCCCCAGATAAAAATTTCTGAGGATCTTTCCATTTGATTAGAGAAAACTCTTTAGAACATTAATCCTAGGAAGAATGCTATGAACAACATAGCCATGATAGTTATGTTGGAATACTGTCTGCCTTGAGGATCATCCTCCCAAACATTGGACATTTTATTGTAAATAGGCTTACTCATAGCATTATGTACTAAGAATAAAAACCCTATTATAAAAACTCCAATAAAAAATATTATAACTTTCACAACTATAAATTTTCAATTCGTCTTTGTAAATATACTAAAGCTTTTTGTAAATCCTCTTTTTCTGTAGATTTATTTTTCTTTCCAGCTCTAGCTACATACTTAATTACATTTCCTAGATAGAAGTCTTTGTCCAATTCCCAAGCTTCTAATACTCTGAACACTTCATACGGATTATCTTTACCCCCATAGTACACAGGTCTTGGCCCCTCCTCTAATACCTGAACTCTTTTAGTCCAGTTAATTTCTGCTGCAGTTGGGCAAGGAGATTTGCTACTCATGGCTACCATACAATTGCAACATCACCCTCATTCAATATCAATCTTACAGTACCATTGATATCTATTTTCTCTGAATGCTCCAATGCTCCATAAGGAATATAAACTATATCTCCTTCTTTTACATCTTCACACTTATCACCTACTGCAAACACCTCTAACTTTAACCAAGCCTTCATTGCTTCGTACATGATTGCATCTTCATCTTTCTCACTTAATTTAAGTGATGATTCTTTTCTTTCAGGAACATTGATAATAATTCTTCTTCCTCTTAACACTTTAAACGGTTTCATATATATTTATTTTAATTTGTTACTTCATCATATGTAAGTGCAAATATATCTGGCTTACATGGGTAAAACTCTCCTCTAACTCCTTTGATTACATAATCTCCTACTGAAGCTGACATGACTCCTTCAAGAGTATTAATCTTTAAACTATCTCCTGTAATAACATAACAAGACTCACAAAAAGAAAGCATTTCAACTGAGTTGCTTCCATCCCATTGGACAGCTTCTATCTCAACAGGTTTCTTTGTATATCTACGCATCATACTTCTTACTAGCTAGTATTTCTTCACCACTTGGCTCACTCTCTAAAATAGTAAGTTTTATCTTTTCTAATAAACCCACTACAGCAAGATTACCATAAGCCTGCTCTCCTAATCTTACTTCCAACCCTTGATCCTTTTCAGTGATGGACAATAATACTTTATCTGACATATCTATTAATTTACTTATTTCTTCATAGAGCTCCCTGGCATGTAAATTATCCATACCAGCTTCTCTAACTTCTTTAGTTAGTCTTTCCCACAACAGTTTCTGCTGGAGTGTCATAAGCCATAAAAAAATTAAAGGAAGTTGTTGCTTTCATAGTTTGTTGGTGAGACAAATATAAAAACTTTTTTTATTTAAACCAGAAACCCCAGAAAATATTTCCAGGGCTTCCAGTATAACCAATTAAACATAAAGATATGAACTGTACAAATATAACTATTTATATCTAAATAAAAAACCCCGGTACATTATACCAGGGTCTTTGAACAAGTAAAACTTTTAAGCATGAATACTTAATTAATCTTTACAAACTTACAAATTTATTTTGAAAAAAAATTTTTCCTATAGGATTTTTGTAGTATGTGAGAGGTAGTGATGGGGCCTCCCTCCAGGACCCCCCGGCCCTTCCACTCGGCAGGGGTACCCCCTGGTGCTGCAAGCTGGCCAAATGAATTTGTCCATCTTTTGCAAGAAAATTTCCCTGGCAGGAAATGTTTCTATTGACCTATGCCATGCTGTGCATGTCACAGCTCCTGTCTAGTCATGCTTCACATGACATAAGACAGTGACTCTGCTAGCCCTTGTCATAATCTAAAATCTAAATTTTATCTTATGAATAGTATTATAACTCGGGTTATTGCTAACCCTCATTCTAACACTAGTGTGATCTGCTATCCCAATGGTATGAAACCATTTGTGATTAGCAAATCCAAAGCTAAAGCTTTGAAGCCTGGTAAGACCTACCTTGTAGATCTTAAGGCTAATGTCACCAATGGCTTTGTCTATGCAGTCAAAGTCCATGGTGAGCTAACAATAAAGAAGAACAAATAGTTCTTCTTTCTTTTTTCCCTCTCTTGCTAGCCCTTGACTTAAAATGTATAAACCATTTTAAGTAAATCAATTTAGTTATGCTAACAAAATTAATTTTTGTACTATACCTGTGGACAGGTACAGTAACCCCTCAAGATGAACATGAGGGGAGAAAGACATATGCAATCTTCATGGAAGATGGCACATGTATAGACTATGCCTATAAGGCAGAAGTCTATAATTGGATTGAGACAGGCTCATTCCAATATGATGAGACTTTGGAAGACAAAGTCACATCTGAAGATAAAATAGCTTTAAAGGACTAAGGTCCTTTAATCTATTTTTCCCTCTTTTTTCTAGCCCTTAACATAGATTGATAAATCAATAAATTCATAAATTATGGCTTTACAAGCAAAATTTCTTAAGATGGGCAAAGCTGGGAGCTTAGCCATCTATGAAGTTCGTGGAACTTCTACTGAGTTGGCTAATTTCATTAGCAACAACTATAAAGACAGAGAACCTGTCTTTAAATCTACTCCTGATGGGAAACCCATCCTGAGTAATGGAAATAAAACTCCGTTGTATTTCACTTCTTACCCGTTACCGGGAAAGAACACTTGGCACCCTTTGTATCAAGTACAAATGGGTGACAATGCAGGTTCTTGGACTTTAGACAAGTCAGAACTGCAATTTGATGCCCTTGTTGCCAAGAGCATGGGAGCTGACTTAGGTCAGGCTATTGCATCTGAAGCTGCAAAGAGGTATGCTGATAGCACACCTGTCTCTTCCTCAACTGCCGCTATGCTGTCAGATGATGAAGATGATGCAGATGAAGAAGACTTCACTGCAACTGCTTCAGATGAATCTGAACCAGAGTTAGTAGCATCTGAAGATGCAACTATGGATGTTGAAGAAACTTCAACACCAAAGGCTAAGACTACTAAGTAGTCATAGCAAAAATATAAGAGTAGCCACTAGCGTGGTTACTCTTTATTTTTTCATACCTAAAATATTTCCCTTTTTCTTCTAGCCCCTAACATAGTATGCAATTATACTCTTTATAGAGTATTATTAGCACAAATATGAAAGCATTAAGGATATATTTAAAACCTTTTGTTTGGAAACATATCTGACACAGGCTCATTAAGATAACTATATAAAGAAATATACT